TCTTACGCTACGCTTAATCAAATCTTAAGCGATGTTAAACCATTACTTTCAGAACTTGGATTAGTTATTATTCAGCCTATTGATGGGTTAAATGTTAGTACGGTTATAACAGATTCTGAAACTGGGGAGTCAGTTACTTCGACCTTAAGAATACAAGACGGTTTAAATGCTCAACAAGTAGGTGCTTGCATAACTTATTACCGTAGATTTACTTTGAGTTCGCTTTTATCTTTAGAAATGGAGGATGACGATGCGAATAGTGTGGTTAGTTCAAAGAAAATAAAGCTATCCGATATCACTATGAGTAAAATGTTAGATGCTATTGAAAAGGGTCAAAAGAAACAAGTTGAACAGGCATTAGATAAATACGAGCTATCCGATACCCAATGGAAAGTAATTCAAACCGCTTTTAAGAATAACTAATGGAGAAGTTAAAAAAAATATCAATGATATCGGAAACCGATAACGTTAAGAATGAAACATTTTTTTGTGTATTCATTGAGTACGAATCCGGTGCTGAATACCGTAAATGGTTCTCACGTCAAACAGAAGCAGAAGCGTTTTACGACTATTATTTAAAAGTTAATGTACCTAATAACTTACTTGTTAATTTAGTTAAAACTCATGACTTTTAATAATCAACTATTCCGATGCTCAACACTGGGCAAGATAATGACTAATGACAAGTCAGGTAAAAAAATGGGTGAAACCTCAAAGTCGTACCTCAAGGAGTTATTCCGAGAGGTGCGCTGGGGTGTTCGTAAGGACTTTACTAATAAGTACGTAGAAAAAGGTTTAGCAGTTGAAGATACAGCTATTCAATTTTACTCTAATGTTAAAGGCAGTTTTTATTCTAAAAATGAAGAGTTTTATTCAAATGAGTTTATATCAGGTAGTCCGGACATAGTATCCGATAAGATAATAGATATAAAAAGCTCTTGGAACGCTCATACATTCCCTTTTAAAGACGATGCCTTAAATAAAGATTACTTTGCTCAGGTACAAGGTTATATGTGGTTAACTGGCTTAAAAGAGGCTATTGTAGCTTTTGTTTTAATTGATACTCCAGTACAGTTAATCGAAGATGAAAAAAGACGTATAAGCTGGAAAATGGGCATGGTATCGGACTTAAACCCTGAGTACTTAAAAGCCTGTGAGGAAATAGAACAGAATCATATCTTTACTCATATACCTGAATCCGAAAGGGTAGTTGAATACGAAGTCCGTTATGATGAAGATTTTATCGAAAGGCTTAAAAACAGAATTTTAGAATGTCGTAATTATTTAAACACTTTATGAAACTATACGAACTTAAAAAAACAAAAACAACATTCCCAGTTGTTGCAATATCTAAATCCGTTGATGCTGCTAATTTTATACGTGAATTTTATTCAGATGATATAGAAATATTTGAAAGTGCTTTTATACTTCTTTTAAATAGGGCTAACAAAACAATTGGCTACGCTAAAATATCTCAAGGCGGTATTGCTGGAACTGTTATAGATGTTAAATTAATATGTAAATACGTTGTTGATAGTTTGGCGAGTGGTGTTATTTTATGCCATAACCACCCTTCAGGAAATTTACAACCTTCAAATCAAGATAAAGAAATAACTATAAAAGTTAAACAAGCTTTAGAGTTATTAGATTCTATTTTACTTGACCATATTATATTAACTAAGGAAAGTTATACATCATTAAAAGATGAAGGAATAATATGAAAAAACGCTCTTTAAGTACGGTTAAAAAAGAATTGGACCGTGTGTTCTCTGAGTTTATCCGAAAGCGTGATGCAGACCTTGACGGATATATTACTTGTGTTTCATGTAAAAAGAAAGTACACTGGAAGGATTCTAACTGTTGTCATTTTGTAGACCGTCAACACATGGCTACCCGTTACGATGAAACTAATTGTAATGCCGGATGTGTTCAATGCAACGCTTGGGATAAAGGATTTCACATATTTGAATATCAAAAGTTCTTAGATAAAAAGTATGGACAAGGTACATCCGAAACCCTGATGAGAATGCGCCACTTTACAATTAAATTCTCCGTTACTGAATTAGAAGAGAAAATCAAATACTATAAACAAATAAATAAAGAAATATGAAACAAACAGCAGTAGAATTTCTAATTGAAGAAATTAAGCCATTTTTAAGTATGCCTATTGAAGATGCATACAAAACAATTTTACAAGCCAAAGAAATGGAAAAGCAGCAGATAATAGATGCTCATGGTAATAAACAAAAAATGAATGCAGGAATATCAACTTATAAATACACATTAACTGGAGAACAATACTATAACGAAACTTATGGAAAATAAAAAAACAGCCATGCAGGAGCTTATATTTTGGGGTAAAGTTTTATTAAAAAAATATCCCGAAAGTCAATTATCTTTTAGTGAGGTAATAGATAAAGCTGAAATACTTTTAGATTTAGAGCGTAAACAACTTATTGACGCTTATAATCAAGGGCATATAGACAGAAACAATAATAAATTTAAACTACCATGAAAACAGAAAACTTAACAAACGGTGACCGAATAAGAATTTGGTTAGAAGATTCAGTAGAGCCGGAAGGCGGTACTTGGTGCTACGGATACGTCCGCGAAGCAGTCGTTCGTAAATTAATCTTTGTTGAAGATAACAGATCTGAAGATTTTGAAAATGAAATAGATACCTTCAACGGATATAAAATAGAAAAACTATGATAATTTATACTAACTATTACTCAACTGTATCAGATGAAACAATTTTCAAACTCGGTTCGCGAATATTTTATTGCCGCAACTACTGACTGTAATAATCCCCGACTTTGTTGGGATGGTCAAAAATGGATAGTTAATAGGTACTTCGGGCCTTATATTTTAAATAAAATTGGTTGGGAAGTTTGTTTTTAACTAAAAAATAGTTATATTTGTACCCGTATGATAGCAGCATACATTGTTTTTCATGTTTGTTTAATTAACCCACTGGGGGGAGGTACTGCTAGCCGAACCTCGTGGGTTTCTTCATTTTATGTATACAATTATTTCACATCCCTTAAGAAAGGCGATGAACCTATCCATTAGCGAATACGCTGTTTTGGATTCAATTTACCATCAAGTATTTTATTCGAGTGGTAACAGAACATTCTCGGTTATTTATATATCCGATGAGTTGTCATTAACTAAACAAGGCATTTATAAAATAATCGAAAGGTTGTTTAATAAAGGGTTTTTAATTAAGATTAAAGACAAAACAATGCCATCAGTATTAACAATTAAGTTAATGAAAGGAGTTCAAAATGGGTAAGGATCCGGCATTCCTGTTTTATCATCAGGATTTTTTTAGTGGAGTATCTGATTTAAATAATGATCAAGTAGGAGCTTATATCAGGTGTTTATGTATTCAAGCATCAAAAGGAGGAATAAAAGAACAACATATGAAAAACATATGTAATTCACATGAATGTTTTGAGGCTGTACGTGAAAAATTTAAAATTGATGAGATTACTAATTTGTTATATAATGAACGTTTAAAAAATGAAATTATAAAACGTCAAAACTATTCAGAATCAAGGAGAAACAACAGACTAAAATCTAAAGATATAAATAACATATCTAAAACATATGTTAAACATATGGAAGATGAAAATGAAAATGAAATTGAAAATAAAATTGTAAATGAAAATAAAACTAAAATAAAAAAAGCGTTAATACCAAACTTTGATGAATTTTTAGAATACGCTAAAACAAAAGAGCCTAATGTCGACTCATCGGACTTAAAGTTAAAATACGATAGCTGGTTAGAATCCGACTGGAGTATTAACCGCTCAGGTAAGTATCAGAAAATAGTTTATTGGAAATCTACTTTGTTAAATACTTTGCCATACATTAAAAAATTAACCGTAAGTTCGGGACCTCAAAAAGCACAACGTAATCAATATTTATGAAAAAGTTAGAAGAGAATCTATTAGGTACTATTTTGTTATTCCCTCAAGAATTCGTTTTAAGCGCAGATAAATTAAAAGTGGAGTATTTCTACCACTTTGAAACGAAGTGCGTCTATAACGCAATGTGTGAGCTTTTAAAGGGGGGTTTTAACATAGATACCGTTACCGTATGCTTAGAACTTAAAAAAAGAGGGCAATTAGACCAAATTGGAGGCCCGTATTATATAACAAGTTTAACAAATGAAATAGGGAATCTAAACTTTTTAATTAATAGGTTAGTTGAAGTTTATTTAATTAGAGAACTTTCTTTTTTAGGACTTCAGATTCAAAAGAAAACAGCGGACACAGTTAATGACCCATTAGAAATAATTGAAGATATTAACAATAAGATATCCGATATTACTACCTTTAAGTTAGATAAAGTTAAAACACTAAAAACAATTTATGGGGATTTAGTTAAAGACATTTACGAAGTTATAAGCTCAGGTCAACCCACTGGGATACTTTCAGGACTTAATGACTTAGATTCAATAACTGGAGGTTGGCAGAATGGGAATTTAATTATAATAGCAGCACGTCCGGCTATGGGTAAAACCGCTGTGGCTTTACATTTAGCTAAAATACCGGCTTTAAATAATATCCCTGTGGCATTCTTTAGTTTAGAGATGACCGCTTCGGAATTAGCTGGTCGCTTGGCTTCATCGGAATCTTACATTCCAAGTACTCTAATTAATCAAAAAAGAATCGGACTCAATGATATTGAAGTAATGAATACATCATTTAACAAATTATCCGATGCTCCATTCTACATAGATGATTCCTCAGTATTAAGTATTTCAGATTTAAAAGCTAAGGCTAAAAAGTTAAAGTATGAAAGGAATATTAAATTAATCATAGTAGATTATCTACAATTAATGCGAGGTGAGGGCGAAGGTAGTCGGGAGCAGGAGATTAGCTCAATATCAAGAGGATTAAAAACAATCGCAAAGGATTTAAATATTCCGGTTATTGCTTTAAGTCAGTTAAGTAGAAAATGTGAGGAACGACCCGATAAAAGACCGTTATTAAGTGACCTTCGGGAATCGGGTAGTATTGAACAGGATGCGGATATTGTTAGTTTTATATTCCGACCTGAGTATTACGAATTATTCCCTAACGGATACGAATATAAAGGTAAACCAATAGATACGAGGGGATTGATGTTATTCGATATCGCTAAAGGTCGTGGGCTTCAAACGGGCGAAGTGGCTTTAAAGTTTGATGGTAAAATAATGAAAATTGGGAATTTATGATAAAGGTTGGCTCAGATTTTTCAGGTGTAGGAGCTTTTAACCAGGCATTAATTAGATTAGGTATTGAATATGATGAAGTATTTGCTTGTGATATGGATAAATACGCAAGACAAACATTTATACATAATTATGGAGAACCTAAATATTATCCTACAAATGTATATGATAGGGAAATTCCGTCAGAACCACTTGATATTTATATGACTTCACCACCATGTCAAGCATTCTCATTAGCTGGTAAACGATTAGGTAAGGAAGATAAACGAGGTATTTTATTCTTTAATAGTCACGAATTTATACAAAAGAACAATCCAAGATATTTCATATTTGAGAATGTAAAAGGTTTATTATCTGATAATGGTGGTAAGACATTTAGTGAGTGGGTTAACTTATTAGGTGGTAAATCAATAAATGGTAATCCTGTTATATTTCCTTACGAAGATTCAGT